TAGCTAGTGATGATTTAATCATTTACTTTCTTAATGAAGAAAAAACGGAAGTTGATGATGTATATCAAGAAGCTTCTAAAAAAGTGTACGATAATAGAATTCGTGTTACAGGAAAAGTACGTATAAATGTTAGTGCGGGAAGTAAAGAAGATATTTGGCGCGATAATGTAACAGTTATTGTACCGATTGTAGAGTTTAAACTAAATGAGGTTGAATATGATAGCGCTGAAGCTTTCAGAATTTTATCTCAATGTATTATTGTAAATAATGGGTTTGCCTACAAAGTAGATTCTTTAGAATATTCTTCCTATGTTATGGATATTCCACGGGCAATTTCTTTTAAATGCTCTGAAGCTGAAGATTGGGTAGAGTTGAGAAAGAAGTGTTGTTTCAATGAGTAATGTAAAATTTACAGGTGATTGGAATAGACTGAAGAAAAATTTAAGCCGTAGAAATGTTAAAGAACTGACAAGCGCAGTAGATGAACAGGCTAAAGTTTTACAGAAGACTATTCAAGGACATATTGACCGACAAGATTTAGGTTGGAGTCCTTTATCTAAAAATACAATCAGATTAAAACATGGTAATTCTACTATATACGTTGATACAGGCACTTTACGAAACAGTATAACTACAACTAAAATTAGTAGTAGTGATACCTATTATTCTGTGGGTGTTAAAGTAAAAGACGGCAAGTCACCTAAAAATGGCGAATCGTTATCTAACATCATGAACTACATGGAATATGGTACTGCTCGTCAACCTGCCCGCCCTTTAATTCGACCTAGTTGGGAAGAAAAACGCAGTAGCATAAAATCAGCTATTCAAAAAGCCGTTGTAGAGTTTTTTACGAAAGGTTAAAAGATGAAGCACGGAACTATTTATTATAAAAATATTGTTAAAGGTCTGAAAGAATTAATTCCAAAAATTTTTGGGGAAGAAATTCCCGTGATTGTTAGGAAACCTGATGAAGATTTTAAGACTGAATATGATAAAAGCGTTATCGTTCAACTAACAGGTAGTAAATATGATATTGTTAGACAACAAATAACTAGCGATATTCTTATTTCTCGTGATGATGATAACAAAACAGTTGTATCAGAAAAAGTAGGTCTACCCTACACTTTAGAAATTCAAATGGAGTTTAGAACTAAATCACAAAATGACCTAGATTTTATGGTTATCAAATTTCTTAGCTATAGACAACGTAATTTGGTTATTCCCGTAAAAAATAATGACGGGGAAGATGAAAGTGTGTTAGTTAATTTTAAGCTAGATGATAAAAGACAAGATGAAGTAGAAGGTAGTACTCGTATCTTCCGTTCCATTTATGTATTTAATGCTTATGGCAGAATTAATGAACACGTTCAAATTACAGACCCTATGGTTACAGACTTTGAAACAAATACTCATATTGTTATTGATAAGGCGGTAAATGATGATTAAATTACGCATTACTGACATTGAAGGTTGCAGACAATTTTTTACGGGAATTAGTAAAGAGGGTGAACCTTTTACTATCCGCGTAAATGCTTATGCAACTGTCGAAGTTGAAACTGCTTCTATCCACGATTCTTTACAAGTAGGTATTGAACGTGGCTTTGTTTTAGTAGAAGAGGTTGAACCTGATACTGTAGTTGAAGAAACTGCCGAAGAGGTTAAACCTAAAAAGTCCCGTGTTAAGAAAGAAGGAGAAGAATAATAATGCCAACTTATAACACAACTCCTGGTGTTTACTTTGAAAATGTAAGCTCCCTTTTAACTATCCCTTCTGCAAGTACTTCTGTTGCTTGCTTTGTAGGCGAATCTTTAGTAGGTGATTCTGACTTCCCTACTTTGTACACTTCTTGGAACGCGTTCCAACAAGCCGTGTCTTTAGGTCAAAAAACACCTTTTATGAAGACAAGTGACCTTGCTTACGCAGTTTACTCTTTCTTCTTGAATGGTGGTTCTCAACTCCGCTTCTTGCGTGTTGTAGGCGAAGGCGCGAAAAAAGCTACTGGTGATGTAGGCACTATGAAAGTATCTGCAACTTCTGTAGGCGATTGGGGTAATCAAATTAAAGTAACTGTTACTTCTAACACATTCGACCCTACTAAATTTGACGTAACAGTAATTTGCGGACAAAGTGAAGAATATCATCAATATTTAGGTGCTAATGATACTGATGAAAACTACTTCATTGATTACATTAATACCTACTCTAAAATCATTAAAGTATTGAGTGGTACTATTGCAGTAACTGCTGAAACTACTTTAACAGGCGGGGCAAATGGTAATGACCCTGTAGACGCTGACTATGTAAAAGCATTTGAAAAGGTAGATAAAGTAGATGATGTAACAATCTTCGCCGTTCCTGGTGCTACTACTGAAGCTATGTTGAAAAACATTACTGCTTATTTATCTAAAGACCGATTGAAATTCGGTGTACTTGACGCTCCTAAAGGCTATGACGCTGACAAACTCATTCAACTCCGCAAAAAATTGCAAGGTCGATGTGTATTGGTATCTTCTTGGCACAATGTAACTGACCCATTGTCTACAGTTAATGGTAAACTTCGTACTATTCCTTCTAGTGGCGCTTATTGTGGTTGGCTTGCTAAAACACAAACTGATGTAGGTCCATGGAAAGACCCTGCGGGTACTTCCTATGTAATTCAAGGTGCTATCTCCTTAGATTACACTCCTAACCGCGCTGATACAGATTTAATGAACCCTGCAAGTATCGTATCTTTAGTTAATAAACCTAACTATGGTAATATTATTTGGGGTGCTAGAACTCTTAACCAAGATTCTAACTTTAAATATGTATCTGCCAATATGATGGACATTTTCTTACGTAAATCTTTAAATGAAGGTATTGAGCCTTTAGTATTTGAACCAAACAAAGAAGACCTTTGGAAGAAAATTACAGTATCTTGTGAATCTTTCTTAGACTTTGTATGGCGAATGGGCGGTTTGAAAGGCGAAACTGCAAAAGAAGCGTATCGTGTAAAATGTGACGCGGAATTGAATACAGAAGATGTAACACGTAGAGGTATTTGTATTACCGAAGTTAAATATGCTTATGCTTCCCCTGCCGAATTTATCGTTATTCGCTTAGAAAATCGTATTCCGTCTGATAAATAAGAAAGGAACTAATTGACTATGTTGAAAAAATTAAAAGATATGCTTTCTTTAAAGGTATCTGCTAGTCGCTCTGTATATGATGACCCTTTGCAAAAGTATAAATTTACTATGACTGTTGCAGGTATGCCTAGTGGCGCAGGCTTTACTAAAATTAGTGGTTTATCTGAAGAAACAGGTGTTACAGAGTACAACGAAGGCGGGTATGAATATACTCATAAATTAGGTGGTAAAGCTAAATTTAATGAAGTAACCGCTGAACGTGGCTCTTTCGCTGATAGAGATATGGAAATGACCTTCCGTCAATCTCTTAATAACCCTAATATGCGCCAAACAATTATTATCGAAGTTAAAAATAAATTCGGTGAAACAAAACGTACTTATAAATTAGCTGAAGCATGGATATCCAAATGGGAAGGCTCTGATTTAGACGCAGGCTCTAATGATGTAGCAGTCGAAAAAATGACTATCCAATATGAATATTTAATCGACTAATTAAGTACTACTCAATAATGCGGTAACAAGGAGAAGAAATTATGGCAGAAAATAAAGTGCTAAATATGCAAGACGAAGAAACAGTAGTTGATGATGTGCTAAAACACGTTGACGCTGAAGAGGAATTTGAAACAGAGTACCGATTCTTTGCAGGTGTTAAAGTACCTGATAGTGATGAGGTACTCAAAGATTTTGAAATTCGTGAAATGACGGGTGCAGATGAAGAAAGTTTACAAGTGAACTCCCGTAAAAATATGAATGAAGCAAGGTCTATTAATAAGTTGCTAGAACGTTGTATTGTACGAATTGGCAATCTTACCCCACAGACTATAGGTGTAGATAAATGGCGGGAATTGGTTCGCAACATTCCTGTACCTGACGCAGATTACGCTATTTTAATGATTAGACGCTTATCCTTTGGTAATGATATTGTTTTAACTTCTACTTGCCCTGAATGTGGTGCAGGTATTAAAACATCTGTTCCTTTAAGTGAATTAGAAATCAAACCATATGGTGGTGATAATAGTCATACTGCTACATTTACTCTTCATACAGGCATTATTGATAAAAACGGCAATGCTTATAAAGAGGGTACTTTACGTTTACCAACAGGGGTTGATAGAGAAGTATTGTTACCTCTTTATAAACAAAATATGGGTAAAGCCAAAACTTTAATGTTGACCCGCTTATGTAAATTTGACGGGTTGAAAGTTGTAACTGAAGATATGATTAGAAATTTAAGCATTAGAGATAGAAATATTTTGACGGACTTAAATAAATCTATGAATGATTATGGCTTCGATTACAACACAGAAGTTTATTGTGAAAAATGCGGAACTGAATATAAATCTAAATTTGAGGATAGTTCCATAAGTTTTCAATAGACACATTTCCTGCTAACTTACTCATAAGGGAATCTTCCCTTATGGGTTTGTATGGAGATGTGCATACTTTATCTTATGTATACCATTGGCATGAAGATAAAATAATGTCTATGAGTATACGAAAAAGAAAAATGTATAGAAATTTAGTTATTGCACAAGGTCATTATGAAGCGTTGCAATCTAAATCGACATATAAACCAAATGATTAAATAATGAAAGTTGAGGTGAATTTATGGAGAATTTCGGGTTAGGTATCGTTCTTAGCTTAACCGATAATGTTTCGGGCGCTATGAACAGTATTATGGGTAACCTAGATAAACTTCAAGATGAGTTCACTAAAACAGGGGGAACGTTGGGAGATTTAGAAGGGAAACTTTCTAAACTCCCTTCTCTTTTAATGGGGATAGGTGGAGCAACTACCGCTTTAGGTGCTTCCCTTACCGCGCCTTTTATAGGTATGGCTAAAGCTTCTGTACAAGCAGGGGCAACGCTAGAAAACCAAATGAGTATGTTATCTACTTTGTATGGCTCTGCTGAAAAAGGTAAAGAAGCATATTTATGGGCGCAAAAATTCGCTGCCGAATCCCCTATGGCTTTAGGTGATGTTATCGGTATGATGCAGACACTTAAACCTATTGGCGCTGATGTACAAAAAATGTATGCTACTGCTAATGGTGGTATGCAAGGCTTATTAAAATTTATTACTGACTTCTCCGCTTCTCGACCTGATGTGCCTGTATTCCGTATTCAAAGTGCATTAAGAAACTTGGCGGGCGGAAATTATCAATCTATTCAACAAATTTTTGACTTGCCGAATGATGTAATTGCTAGAATGAAGCAGGGTAAAGATATTGGCGAAAAAATTGCTATAGCAGTAAATGGCTTAGGGGTATCAGGCTTTACCGAAAAGATGAATGGCTCTTGGACTCAAATGATGAGTAACTTAGAAGATTCTTGGGAAGCTTTTAAAACCAATATTGCTAATTCAGGTGTATTTGATACTGCTAAAGGCTATTTAAAAGAATTCTTTGATGTAATTAATAACTTAACAAATGAAGATTTTAAAAATATGGCTAGTCCTATTGCTGAAGGTATCACTATGATACTTGCTCCTGTAGGTGTTCTAGTTAAAGTATTAAAATCTTTAGTTGAAACCTACCGCGATTTATCTCGTGAATATCCTGAATTAATCGGCGGAATTATGAAGCTTGTAACTGCTTTTGGCACTCTCTTAACAGTAGTTGGGAGTGGTATTATGCTATATGGCTTATTCCTAAAACTTTCTTCCGCGTATTCTTCCTTCATGATGTCCGCAGTAGGTACTACTAGATTATTGACTGCTATGAGAATTGGCTTTATGGCAGTTGCTAGAAGTATTTTGGCAACTACATTAAGTATGGCTCCTTTCATAGCTTTAGCAGGTTTAGTTTACTTAGCTTGGCGAACTAATTTTGGCGGGTTAAGAGATTTTACTGAAAGTGTTTTGACTAGGTTAGTTGATATATTCAATATCTTAGTAGACTTCCTTGACGGGAAACTTTCTAAAAAGAATTTTAACTTAGCTAAACAATATGGTATGCTCGAATTCTTAGCAACTTGGGCAGAAGCAAGTCGGGTAGCACAAGCATTTGTTAATGGCATTAAAACAGGCATACAAGAAACCTTAAAATGGTTTGATGATTTGAATACAAAGTATGCAAATTTCAAGAAGTTTTTAGGTATTCGTGACGCAGACCATAACAAAGATAACATGAACGCTAACCCTACTGAAAAAGACGGGCAAACACAAGTAAATGCGGGGTGTTTTGTTTTAAAACACCCCGCATAAAGAGAAACTTTCCTCAGGAATACTCAGCGAGTCTCTTTTTCGAATTGCTCAATAATTGCCGTCGGAATACGTCCGCGTTCACTCAAAGAAATACCTTTTTCGCGAGCCCAGCGCCGCACCTGTGAACTCTTTGATTCAGGGGCAGCAGACTGACCCACTCGGCGACTATTCAATCGCCCACCAACCCTACGCGCTGCTGAGATCCAAGGGGAGATCACTCGCTCAAACTCTTCGGCATTCTCCTTCGAAAGATCGATCTCGTACGATACACCTTTGAAGGCAAAAGAAATGGTTTGTTCGGCAACTGACCCATCACGGTCGTCGACTAATACAACAACTTTTTTCTGCACAGTTTTCACCTTTCGAAAACTCATTCGCTTGGGAGAGAAATAGCCCCTCTTCAATCAAGCAATGCACATTTAATCAAAAGTTATCACATTCTATGTGGGGACTAATAATCCGCTGAGGGGCTCGATTTTGCTGTCTCAATTTCGCTTTTGAGCGTTGAACGGCCTGACCAAAGTCTATAAACTGTCCTTTTGTTAGAGAATCCTCGGTGCTGAACGCAAAACGGAGAAGGGACATGAACCAAGAAAAGCGTGCTCGCGAGATCGAACAGTTTTTCATTACTATCACTAGGGCTTCTGCGGCCCTGGAGGGAACGCTCAAGCGCGAGTTCGGACTTTCACTCGGTGAATATCGGTGCCTCGATGAGGTTGAAAGGTTCGAGCACCGTGACATCGAGCAGTCCGTCGCACATGGAGGCGTGCGGAGCGATGTAGGCATTGTTGCCATACTGCGAAGCATTGGCACAAGCGATGAGAAATGCATCGACAGAATGGCCGTTGCCCTCCTCGTTGCCGAGAGTGAGTCGATAGGTTTCGGCCTTGTAGCGCAGACCGTCGGTAAGTGTCTTTTCGACATAGGTGGCCGGACCGCGGCGTCCCGCTTCGGCAAATTTCATGCTGATGAAGGCGTCGAAGCCCACTCCGCAAGTGCAAAAGAAAGGTCGGCCGTTGATGGTGCCATGGTCGAGTCGAACGATTGCGGCAGTGTTGATCACTTTCACTGCGGCGACGGGATCCATGGGGATCTGGAGATGACGCGCCAAACCATTGCCGCTGCCGCAGGGAATGATGGCGAGC